GTTCATAGAGATCATAGACAATCAACTCGTATCCAAACTTCAGCATGGTATTCGTTTCCTGAAGTTCCCGGATCCGCTCCCGTACTTTCAATTCATCAGCCGGATCATAATCGAACACATAGTACCCGACCTCATTACCAAGACCAGTATTACTGCGGAAGTTCTCTTGCCGCATTTTGTTTTCCAAAAGATCCAGTCGTTCTTCTATCGTCTTCATTCCCGTTCCCCCGCCAGAATTTTGTAAATTCTGGTCAGCCCTTCTGACTGAAGAAAATCTTCCATCTCTTTATCCAGAATCGAGCGGATGATCTTCCGCTCTGTTCCAGACTCTGACAGCATCCCCGCTTCCTTCAACATGGATTTGTAATTATCTCTTGCCTTTTTGATTCCGGCATCCGTCCATTTTGCCGCGTTTTCATCCTTTTCCTGTAGCCGGTGGAAAAATCCCATGATGTCGCTATCCCGCAGAATATCGTCATGCTGAATCAGCTTTTCCCGATAAACCGTATCCATAAATTCCAGAAAAGAATGATCTGTCAACATGACCATCACAATGCAGAGCAGCTGCTGACTTTCTGTATTCCTCCCCACAAAGAAAGATAAATACGCCGAATCTACTGCATTAATTCTGCGCGTCACGGCCTGCGCAATTTCCTTGCTCCTAGATGTGCTGGAAGCGTTAAAAATATTCTCATCAAGACTTGCCTTACCAATATCAGCTGTCGTCAGATCTCCAGCAAGAATTTTATTGATGGCGGTCTTAATCTCACGGTACCAGAGACGATCTCTTGTTCGACAGGGATACCGCTGATTAAGAACACTTACTGTTATCATGCAGAACCCTCCTATAATTCGTCATAGTCCACTGCATCAGAAACACCGCGATCAAGCCGCTTGATCTCCTGATCGATCAGCTTTCCAAGCGTTCGCAATTCTTCTTCTGAGAGCGTTACTCCTTTTCCGAGTTTTTCGTGTTCAGGACTCCATTCCCGGATGTCATACTTCGCTTTCCGACCGTTCCACGAAACGAGATTCAATTCCTTGGTCCATCCCTTAGAAGATTTCGATATCTCACCAACGGATATCTTAATTTCGAATGAAAAAGAGTCTTTCTCAGCCATCCTGATTCTCCTTTTTGTAATCGATAGAATTTAAGTCCAGTTCCAGAATGTCATCCACGGAGCAATTGAAAACAGCGCAGATCTTTGCCACGCTTTCGAGTGCGATCGGCTCTTCTTTGCCCATCTTGGCAATGATATTTGTGCTGACCTTTGCTCTGCGCATCAGGTCACGCTTGTTCATCTTCTCATCAATAAGTTTTTTCCAAAGTCTGTCATAGCTGACTCTCATCTGGCACCTCTTCACATGGTTAGATTTCGAAAAATGATAAGACAAAGAATTGATGATTTCATCTTACCATTATAGTGTTATTTACTCAACCGATTTATGGTTTTCTTCAAATACAAATCATGTTTTCATGATTTATTAACATGAGTCCATCGAATCTGGAGAAAAATCCAGGTATATTATGCTCAGAAGGCTGTTTTCCTGTTCATCAGTTACTGTGCAAGCAGTGTCTTTGTAATACAAAGCCAATTTTCGCTCGTTGGGGAAGCACCCCAATCCCCTTGAACATCTCCTGCGGAGATGGCTGCGCGTTCCTTCGGAACACTAGAAAAAATCCGCATCGGAAAAGCGATACGGATCACTTGTGTTTATGCAGAAACTTATTCGATGCTACTGTCATTGCTGCTGAGAAGACCATCAACAAGGTTCTAACAAGTTCAGTTCTTTGATACAATGTCTATGTGATTTCCCGGAACGTAAAAAGCCGGAAACAGCGCAGTTCTGCGCCATTTCTGGGCTTTTCATCGCTGGCAGAACTTGCTGCCGAAGCGCTTTTCTCTCAAGGTTCATGTTGTCTCCAATCAGGTTCTTACACTCAAAACGAAACCCCTAACATGAAAAATCAAAATGTATGAATTCTTAAAATGTTTAGCAGTCGAAAAGATGTCTTCCATATATCGTCTCATCAATGCTGCATGGTCGATATAAACAGTATGTGCTTTTATTAGGCGTACAAACGTACAATTAAACATTTATCCATTTACATTCCTTCACTACATCTGAGTCGCGGAATATCTCTTGTATTGCATCAGTAAACGAATAAAAGAGTATACTGGATTTCACACGTGCTTCTGGATGAAGATACCCTATTAGAAGTTTTCCATCATAGCATATGTACCAGATATCTCTTGAGGTACTTTTCCATTGGGATCTATGTTCAGGGATCACGTTGTCTACAAATTCATCACACGTACCCCCACAAACAATAAGCTGAGGATAATAGATTTCTGTTTGTCTTTTTAAAATCTCTGCATTAGACAGTGCCGCATCAGCGATTACTTTACCATTACTGGTATGTCCTCCCGACGTTTTCTTTAAATTTATTGAGCATATCTTCTTAAGGTATTTACGCCTTCGTTCCTCGTTATTTTCCGACCAGTACGACCACGGCTTATCAAATCTTCTTTCAATAACCGCTTCAGTCCATCTGGCGATGTTGTCCCATGTAGCCGGTCTTCCTCCTTCTCTGATGAAATCGCATAAATTCCATCCCCTACCTCCATTAACTTCTTTTAGAACATACATGATTCTCGGAGAAGTAGAAAGGTATTCATCTTCGTCAACAACGCCATCCTCGACGACATCGGCATTTATTCTTCTTAAGTTATCAAATAATTCTTTCTGTGCATCTGAAATCTTGACCAATTCTAATTCTCCAATTTTAGATCCAGTTATGGGCGTACCTCAGCAAGAAAATTATATGTAATTGACTCTAGTCCAAAAATCAATGCTTACTTTTCGTTTTGAATCTTTCAATAATATTTTGAAGTTCAAATATCTGTGCTCGTAACGAGATATAAAGATCCGAATTTTCACTTACCGACTGATTCATTAAATAGGCTTGTACTGTTGAGGTCTTTCCGTTTTCTTGTATAGTTGCTCGAAATATTTCCTTCTGTATATTTCCTCTACCTGTAGGTTGTAACAATGCCCCTGCTAAAGCTCCACGCTTGCCAGCAATCAAACTTCCAATCAGCGCTCCTTCTATTACATCCCCACCTTCGGCCTTTGTTTCTTGAACCTCATAATTTATCATGTTCGCAAAATAATGTGTTGGACCATTTGGCTTTTTATATGGTTTTATACAAAATGTGCCATACTCTTCGTTTACGAGAATTTGATCGACAATCCCATATCGTTTTGAGAAAACTGATTCAGGATGAGCAGATTTCCACCTGTCAGGGCTTTGCGTCTTCAAGAATGTGACGATATCATTGGCTGCTCCTCTAGGTAATTTAAAAGTATGTGGCTTGCCATCCTTATATATCGATATCCCGGAAAATGTTTTTTCCCAATCACTAATGTCTGCAAAATCGAATGTGGTGACCGTTCCGTTCTGATAGAGAAAGTCCATATGATCAGTATAGATATTTAGCTTTCCTTTGTTACCATAGGGCGAAGTAGATTCATAGGACATAACCGGATTTTCAATTGCAGCCGCACTCAAAGACTCATCTTTCGTGTTATTTCCAACTGTTTCTACATTTGTCTTATTTGAGACATAACCGCCCTTCCCGTCGGGCAAAGATATAGAAACACCGAAACCATCATATGAGACTACAATAGGATCACCTGTATTGATGAACATTAGGCTTTGGCTCTGTGCATTTAGTGTCGCTGTAATTTTGTGTGCTTCTTCGGAAACAACAGTTTGAAGCGACTCTCCTCGTTTAAGTTTTCCGAGATTAATTCCATCAATTGCTACTGCTATTTTTATTATTCCTCCGGCATCTTTTTCTGTTCTCTTAATAACTAACGATGCCTTATCTTGATTATTTATTGCACCTGAATTCAGCGGTGTTCCGCAATACGGACAAAATTTCATATTTTCCGCTATTTCCTTACCGCAATTACTACAATACATTTAACCGCCCCCAATTCTGTTCTCTTATTATTTCCCGCTTGTAATAGTCCAATATTTGATATTTTTCAGATCTGTCCATTCACATAATCCACAAACTTCTATCTTCCTACCGTCTTTGATACGAAGCCCATAGTGTGAAACATGCCGGGAGAGCCCAGAAGACAAGGCTTTCTCGGCATGTCCTATGGTACTCGTTCCATTGACCGGTGTGAAAAATCCGCTGTATGGGTTGCAAGCTCTCGCGTAGTTCATAAGCATTTGCACCCTCCTGCGTAACTCCTAATAAGAATAATTAAAACGTATGTGTATCGTTAAAAAGTGTTGAGCCATTAAAAGGCTCTCTTACTGGTCTGAATCCTTTACTGCCGCGATCTGTTGCAACAGATTATCTGACAGTTTCATCTTTTTCAGGAATTCATCTTGTTTGCTTAGCACATCTTTTAACGCCGCGTTGAGCTTTACATATACATCTTCCTCTGTAAGCTCTTCATCAAATTTTACTGTTTCTGATCGGAAAATGGTTCTCCAGATCCATCCATTTGATGAGGTACGGGAATTGGAGAGCCCGATCATCCGCTCACACAAAGCCTTCTGTTCAGCGGTCAAATCTTTGGAATTCACGCACATCAGAATATACGCAGAATGCCCGGTTCTATTCCGAATTTCAAAAAAGTAATGATTATGCGTTCCCCAGCCGCTCAACTCCTCAATATCCGGAAGTACAGCGGACATTTGCTGTGTCTTGAAGCGTATGCAGCTACGGCTGCTGTGATCCAGATCCGCTTGAATGATACCCTCTTCTGTTTTCTTCTTGGCCCATTTCTTGGCAAAATAGAAAATGGTTTCTTTCTTGGAATCATCAGGATTATGTCCGCCATAGCGTTCTTCAAGAACAGGAAGGATCACGTCGATGTACTTCTTGCTCCATTCAGCCATGAACTTTGCCATACGTGGCCAATCCGCTTCGTTGGCAATGCTGACATCCTGAAGGTTATAAGAAATCCAGGAAGCTTTGTATTCATCTGCCCGGTTCCATAAAAGGGCGTCTCCAATAGCATCTTCGATTTCATCCTGATTCTCTCGCAAATAGTCGAAGGCTGCTTTGTTCTCATCTGTACTGCTCTTGCCAAGATAAAAGTCAACTTTTGCGCCGTCACGATTTGCAGTGCAGATTACGCAAAATCCACCAATTCCAAAATAACCGTTTATCATATTAGACGTATTAGGGTGGCAATTTTTGAAGCATCCATTGCCTTGATTTGCGTCTTGAATAATCGGAAGCGCATAAGTCCAGTACCTTCTCCTGAGATCAAAACGGTTATTATCAGCTGCTTTGTCCTGCTCAGAATCGCGAAGGTAAAATACGAGATCCATAGGATCTGCATGGAAAAGGACAAACAGTCTCCTTAATATGGAGATCTTCATCGCCGTGCTGGTATTCTTCTCAACATATACATCCTCGTCTATCTTCAGAGGCATACGGAGATTGTCCGCATTGTTGCTGACATAACCACTGAGCTCTGTATCACTGCTCGTGCTATATGCGAGTGTGGGAAGAACCGACTTGTCCTCTGAATGCAGAAACTTAACTACATGCTCGAACATATCTGCCCAGCTCGAAACCGGTGTCTCCGCATTCTGATAACTGTACTTGACAATATCCCGGCCCTTCAAGTCAAAGTCTTCATCGTCCAGCGCGCATGAATCAAATTCTTTTTCTGCCGGAACAAATGTTGTAGATGGCATCGCCCATATTTTATTTGTGGCGGTATTGACCATCTCATCACTGCGTTCCTGCATTTCTTCCGGTCCCCAGTGATCTTTTGTGGCGATGCGTTGGTTCATCCTGAGGCCGCTCTTCTTATATCCTAGGTCAGCATCCCGTTTTTCCTGGAATGTGGCGTTACTCATATTGGAGTTATAAGCAGTGAGCGTCAGGTTTCCAAGGCGATGAAGCCATGTGCTGTGAATTTCTTCTGCTTCCGGGCCGAGTGCCTGAATCCATGCCGGAGTCAGGTGCTGCGGCATAATATGCTCAATGGAATAGGTTCCATTATCGAGAAGGGTATAGACATCCTTTGCTTCCAGTGTGCCGTAGTTCTCGAAGCGCTCAAACAGGTACGCTTTATATTTGCCGCGCATCTGGTATACTGCCTTGTTTGCCAGTGCCTGTGAGAATTCCTCATCGTCTGGAAAGCGGCTGCTTTCCTTCTTTGAAAGCAGTGCATATATGAATTTCTGAACATAGTCATTTGTGCTGTTGTCGTAGCGGATAACTTCACGATTCAGGTTCAGAAACACCTTGTTCAGGGCGTTGGTAGGTACATCGCAGATGTTCCGGCGGAAGAGATAGTTCTCCGTGATCAGGAATATCTGAGTCAGATCATCCACAGAGAGTTTTTCACCATCCTGGTTCAGCCTGAGAATTTCCATGAAGAACGGCTCTGTAACCGTAATTTCCAAACGATTCAGGCGGTACATGCAATCGTCAAGTTCCTGACTATGCAACCCGCTCTTTCCGGTCATCAGTTTCTGGTAAATACGAGCATATTTCCGCATGTCCTCCAGAAGGGAATTCAGCGGAATCTTTTCTGTTTCCACATACTTCTTAAATGCCTGATACACGTTATTGATAGTCGGCGTTACCTGCTGTTTGATACTGAGATAATCCCGAACAAAGCTACTGACATCGTTTCTGGTGCATTCCTCAATTTTTGTCCAGTATTTATCGTAAAGTTCATCCTGCTGCTTCGGTTTAAGGCCCATCAGAATGTAGTTCCTGATTTTGTCACCCTCAGTAAGTGCAAGGCCTGTAGAGTTCAGACTTTCAAAAATCAGTTGCGCATTATCGTCGCCATCCAATGTAATGCTAATAATCTGGAGTTTCCCTATTGCCTCATAAAGCGCATCTACCGGAAGTTCTTCTTTCAAAAGCTGATCGCAGAAAAACCGATAATTGATGGTCATGTTCGATGCGGGCTCATATTCTTCCGGATCACCCGCGACGAGCTTTTCCAAAGCGGTGCGGTCTGTTTTCACAGGACGAAGTTTGATGCGGTCGTCGCTCTTTGCCCACTTGGCGATGACAAACCGCTCCATGATCTGATCATCGAGTGCTTCCTCATTAGACTTGACACGTCCGGCCCTGACCATATTGCAGATGGCGAGAAGAAGCAGTGTGACCGTCGTCAATCGCTGCTGGCCATCGATAATATGAAATTCTATTTTGCTGCCGTCCGGTACAACCTGCGAAACAATGCTGCCAAAGAAATGGCTGCTTCTGCCGTCGCGATAAACCTTCTTCAGATCCTCATACAGCTGACGGCAGTTATCAATTTTCCAGTCGTATTTTCTCTGGTAGACGGGAATAATGTAACGATTATTCGCGCCCTCCATGAATCCTAAAAGTTGTGCTTCTGATCCCTTCATTACTCTTGCTCTGCTTTCTTACTCATTAGTTGAAGTCGAATATCTTCTCAAGTTCTGTCTCCAGCGTTCCGTTTTTTGCAAACTGGAGCGTGTCGCAGAGTTTGATATTGTTCTTCTCAATGTGAATCTCATCGTTAAATCCCAGAATATAGCGCAGGCAGATCCGGTAAATGATCTCCGTTGGCGCGCACCCATAAACCTGCTTAGCAAATATATGATTCAGCCTTTCCTTCTCGTCAGGGAAGAGCGCTTTCATTCGTTTGCTCTGATACAGTCTGGTGACGATCTCCGTTATATACATACCTGATTTCATATAGAGGTCTGCAAACGTCGCATCCGGATCGTCAAAGCAGCCGGGATTCTCTTTTTCCAGGCGATCAACCATATCCTTCACCACTCGTTTCGGAGTAAAGATCTGATTGGTCCGCTGCGGCGGGATATAGCTAAAGATATCGTCCTTATGTTCGCCGGTGAAGTAATCCGCCAGCTCCAGTCTCTTTTTCATAAACTCCTGCACCGAGTCATTGAATACAACCTCGTCAAACAGATGACCATCAAAATGCCTCTTGACCGGATTTCCTTTTTCATCCGTTGTATCATAATCTCCGCCGTCACGAAGCATACGGAACTGATCGAGTGTTACACCAACATGAGTAATTGGATTTTCTGTAACCTCCAAGAAAACGTCTTCCCGAACTAGAGTGTCGAAATTGGCAAGTGTAGTGTTCTCGTCGCCATAGGCCATAAGGAATGCAGGAATCGTACGCGAGAACCCACGAAGATGGTCGCGGACACTTCCCTCGATCGAATTCTTCTCGTTACTTAGCTTTTCTGTTTCAACAGTCTCGACTATGGTTTCCGCGGCTTTCTTTACAGTTTCTTCGCTGTTCAGCTTTTCATGGATATTGTTCACCATATCCTGATAACTCTTAAGCCGCCGTTCTTTGTATTCTTCATTCAGACGAGTAATATCTTTCATGGAAGCGCCGGATTCTTGTGCCTCATGAATCTTGTCATCGCATTCCTTCACAAGCTGTCTGTCGCGGATCGTATAGTCCCCGTACTCACGATTTACCACAGTATCGGTCGTTTCCTGGATCCTGCGCTCAAGCTGATTCTGTGTAGACTTCTTCAGATCCGTGCCATACTGCTGCCGAGCGGTCTCCATCAGCGTATTAGCAATGGGCTTAGAGAACTTCTCTCGGAGTGCCGCAAGTTCATCCTTCTTTGGATTAGGATTCTTCGCATGTTCTTCTGTAATATCCGCTACCGCCTGCTCCAGCTGCTCGTCCACATCACTGTAAACTTTGTCGCCGAATAATTCGCTGGCTGTCCCGATTACCTGTTCGTGCGGAATTTCAACCTCGCCTTCATCGTTCAAATCAAGGTCGTCCGCCGTATATTCGTCAATACCTGTAGGAGCAAGCTTTGACGGCTCCTCGATAGCCTGCATATTATTGATGATGTCTATGATCTCCTTCGGAGCGCCAAAGATGCCGGAAATATTGGCAAAGAGGAAGTTCGACATAAAGCCGCGCTCCACAACTTCTTTTGCATGGATATGACGCGGAATTGTCAGCACAGACTCAGCATCCAGCTCAATCATGGAGCCGTTCTCGTCCTCGCCGTAGACAGGGAAAAAGTTCAGAAGCTCACGTACATGCTTCTTTCTCTGATCAAAATCGCCTTTGTCGCCGGATGTCTCTGGGATCAAATCGTTTGCAAACTGTTCGAAGATGGTCAGCGTTCTTGCCGGATCAAAGTCAAAGACATAGGCGTTTTTCTTTCGCCAGGAATTACCCTGCGCATCGTGGAAGAGGCACGGATTCTGCGCACGGAAAGCAGCCTGCATATAAAGAGCAGGAGAAGCCATGTTTGAAAGCATGAGCACTGCCGTCCATTCCGGAATCGTCACACCTGTCGTAAGCTGCCCGACAGAAAGTGTGATCGTCTTGTCATATGTCTTGATCGCCTTTGTCACCCGGTCAAAGGATTTTTCATTTTCATCATCGTCATCGAGCTTTCCGTCTCCGGCAGCCAGAATAATGTCGTAATCCTTGAAGACCGGATGAAGCTCCAGCTTCTTTGCCAAAGCTTTTGCGCTTGCCACGCGGTTTAAGAGCCAGAATGTATGCTTCAGTTCATCCCTGAGTTCCGGCGTAGAGAACGGGAACTTGTCCTGCGTCGTCAGCGCATCCAGAAACTTATCGACATCTGCGTCATGGATAAACTTACCGGATTCATTTGTACTGAAGAATTCGTTCAGATCGAATGCATATTCCTCAACGTCATTATCTGCCAGCTCGATTCCCTGACGTACCTTGTCACGGATGATGTCCGACATCTGATAGGTGAAAAGGGAAAGACGCGGCAGGTTTTCATACGGATTCTCGATCTCGTTGGAATCATCCCAGTCACGCTTTGCTTTCTGCTCGTCGGCATACGTCCAGTTGTAAATGGCATTCTCCGGGAACTTTTCATTTGCCAAAGCCTTAAAAGGTGTACCGGAAAGATGAAGTGTGTATTTCCTGCGGATATGATTGAAAGCAGTATCGGTCTTGTATGTATCAACACCTTCATGGGCTTCGTCTATGATCAGAATATCCCAATCCAGACCTATTTTTCTTCCATCTATTACTTCATCACTGCATTCTGCAAGTTTTTCATACTGACCTCCAAAGTGAATTGAGCCCTTTAGATCCTGAAGACTTACAAATTCGATCAAACCCTTGATTTTTTCGTCTGCATCTTGCATTACACGTTCATGAAATTCCGCATAAGTCATGACGTACTTTTTATTCTTGATTCCGTCAACTGAGCTCACAAAGCAGAAGCCGGACTGCGGGCCGAAAAATGTCTCGTAATCTGAATACCAGGAATTTGCTATCGCAGGGCGGTTGGTCACTATGAGGACATTGGTGACGTCAAGCTGTCTGCAGAGATCATACGCTGAGAGAGTCTTTCCAAAACGTGGCTTGCAGTTCCATAAGAATTCGCCCTTCTCATGAGACTTGAAATAATCATACGCAGACTGCACCGCCTCGTTCTGTTCATTGCGAAGCCTATACGGAATCACTGCGTCTGTATAATCTGCGGAGACAACACCGTGGTTCTGTGTAAAGTCAATAAAATCACCCTTGGCAGTATTCGGTTCGATTTCGAACCATTCGGTACCTTCCTCACGGGAAATACCAAGTTTTTTCAAATAGGCATGAAAATCCTTATCGGTAAAGGTGCCATAAGGCTCAGTCATAAAGGCAGCGCGCATGTGCCACCAAGTCTTGTGGTCGACACCGACCGTATGCGTTTGCTCATTAATACGAGTCTCTACATCCCGTTCTGTGAATCCGATCTTTGTCCAGCCGTCATGCGCCGGTACTCCGGGAGTGGTATAGGCATAGCACTGAGGAGTGACCTTTGTGGCTGTATTTATCTTTATTCCTGCCATTATTCCATCTCCTCCACATTGTTTTCGATAAAATCAATATCCTCTAAACTTAAGTCATATTTTTTATACAACTGGGCATCTATTTCTTTGATTGATTTGTCCCAATTAATATCGGAAGTCACCTTAAAATTTTGCATTGGAACAAACTCCCATACAGATTTTGCGGTATGTTGAGTAGCTTTTTTTACTCCTAACATTGCCCGGCAAAATTTTGTTTTTATGTATTTCTTTGCGTTGGATGCTTCTACTTCAGATCCAAAAAAGCCAATACTGATAAAAGTATCTGTAGCGCCTTCCTCTGGCTTCGCAATTTGAGGTTCAACAAGTGTCTCGCCAAATTTTCCGGTATTATTAGCTTCAGAAATTAAAACATTGTATGTGTGCACATAACCATTATCTATTACATATTCAGCCTTTATATATTTGACTGTTCGTTTGTTTCTTTCCCTGCCAATAATCCTCACATATTTACTGTCATTAGGCTTTTGATCAAAGAAAGCCTCTGGTATTTTTTCAAAAATATTAGAGACAATCATATTTCCCGTTCCTTTTCCAACTCGTGAAGAAGCATCCGGAAAGTCAGTAAAAAATTTATCATTTAAGCGATAGCAACCTCTTGCAGAAACAATTTCCTGTATTGAGTCATCTCCGTGCTTACGTACTTTTGCAAGCACCGAGTTCAAGGAATTATACTTTGTGAATACCCCAATCGGTTGATACTGGGAATCCCAATCATGATAAGTTATAGCGACTCCACCTTTTATATCTGTATTTGGAAATACCCTCGTTGCATCTCCTTCATAATGCAAAACCTTAAAATGATTATCATCCAGCATTTGGCGATTCCATGCTTTCGGAGTTTGGCCAGCATCAAAAAGGAATCGAGCCGGAGTTATAAGCTCAACCTTGTCAGCAACATAATAAGCTCCGTCCATAAAAGTATTGTAAACTGGTCGTTTCCTTGTAGACTCTGTTGTATCCTCCTGATAAGGCGGATTCCCGATCACATAATCAAATAGTTTCTTGCCCATAATCACTTCTCCTTTAACGTCTTAAAGACAACCGATTTTTCTTTTCTCCAGTCATATATCTTACAAAGCACCGCATCCGGTTCTTCTTCCGGGGCATCCGGCAGTTCCGGATATAGATCAAACAACGACATCTGGTGGTATTCCTCATATGGCTTTCCAAGCGGAACCGTGTCCTTGAGCCCATCCATCTGCCAGATGTTCCATGCGATTTTATTTGCCACCTGCCGCAAAAGCTTTTCTTCCGGGTCTTTCTCCCAGCGTTCCGTGTAGTAGTCAATGAATGACAGCAGGAGATTCACCCGTGCGATCAGGAGATTGTCTCCCTGATATTCATATCCATAAGATGCTTCAAATGCCCGGATCGTCCATTTGAGCCATTCATCATATGTATCGGTGTTTTCATTCACAATCCTAAGCTTTCTGTCGAGCTGCCCGATTCTGTGTTTCGGCGGAACAATCAGTTCACCGGTGGAGACGTCATATCGGGACACGAGGTACGGCGCTTCACCGCAGGTGATTTCAAGTCGCCGGGAATCCACGTAATGTTTCCACGTTTTTCGCTTCGGAAACTCAATTGGATCTTCTATCACCGTCCAGGTGTGGTCATCATTTTCTGTGTTAAATACATTTTTCCTGCCGAACCATTCCTCATCGCAGTAGTTGTTCATCATGTTACAGAGCCATGCCGGAGTGAAGACCTCTGCTTTTTTCCGGGTTCGTTCCGCCTGCGCTTCGAGTGATTTCTGAATACGCGGCTTGATGATGTCTGCATGTTTCAGAAGCAGATTCCTGTCGATCTGCTCTTTATCTGTAAATCCATAGCCGTATTCCTCGTAGGTGTCCGTCGCCCAGATGATGTTCTTCTTTGTCGATTTATCCTGAAGAAGAATATCAAGGAGCGACGCTACAGACGCACTTCCTATATCTATTAACTTTTCCACTAAGACAGCGCCCCTCCTTTCTCATTCCTCTGTTATCGTCTTGTTTTTTATATGATAGGCAATGCCTGTGTTCATTTACTTTTCTCCATCCTGCTCCGGTTTCTGATTCATGTCTTCTCCCGGCGTGCCCTCCTCAAGTTCCATAATATCTTCAAGCTGGCAATGTAATCCTTCGCATATTCTTACAAGAACATCCGTCGTGATATTTCCGCATTTGCCCATTTTTGCTATTGAAGCAGAGCTTAATCCGCATAACTTTCTGAGATCCTGCTTGTTCATGTCTCTGTCAATTAACAGTTTCCATAGCTTCTTATATGTAATGTGCATTTTCAACCCTTTATTCAGGCGTTATTAGCCTGCCCTTTTTTATTGAATTTCCAGCCAAACAATGACTCTGCGTCACGGTCGAGATGCAATACCTGTGTTTGTGTAAGAATCTCCTTTGTTTTAGGAGAAGCATTCTTATCAAATGCAATAAAGATCTGTCTGCCTTTTGCCATATCCCGGTAAATTTCCATCAATTGCTCCACCACATCATTGTTCATGTTCGGATAGAAATTGGAGTCATGTATTATGAAAGGAATCCGGCCTGTTTCAAAGACAGCAAGATCAAAAAGAAGCAATCCTTCATTTCTAGAGCTTTGTCCGTTGTCATTTCCCGTATCTAACTCGTAAGATTTTGAGCTCTTTATATTGATGTAGGGCGGCACAATCTCTGTGCCAAATAGCGACCGACACAACTCCCGCATCGATTTATTGACTGGAGCAAGAACCTTGCTCATTGTCATAACAACCAACGCATCAAGCTCTTCCTGCTTCTGCTCACTTTCCTTCTTTACTTTTTCCTTATTGTCAAATGCATCGTTCGCTTGCTGCAGCACCTGCATCTCTGAGTTCAATTTCGAATATCGATCAAGTATGGCCTTGGCGACATTGGGAATCCTTCGGATTTCTATCTGTTCTTTTTCCAGCTGATCGATTTTTTCGTCTGCAAGAACAATCATTGCATCCACATCATTCTCACTATCCTTCAGCTGCTTACGGAGGATTTTCATCAGACCGCGATGGAAATCATCAATTTTAGAAAGCCGCTCTACATTGACATCAGGGAAGAAAGCTAGAAGATCAGAATAATCTTTAGGGAAAGATTTCTTTGTCTCTTCATAGCTTCGGTTGATTGCATTACGCTGTGCAACCAACCGCGTTTTTTGCCGTCTGAAGTTGGATAGTTCTTCTCTTACAACTCTCAGCTGGTCCGCTTGTTCTGACGAAAGATCCAGTAGCCCTTCGCTGCTCTTCATGGCCAATTCATCCATTTCAGCTTTCAGCACTTCTATTCTTGCTGCATTTTCTTTGTACTCCGTCTTGCCTTTTGCACTCTTGATATAGGTGAACTTAACGGCATCCTGATATGTCTCATCACGCTCCTTGGCTTCCTTTGCTGTATTTCTCGGAATCTCTAATTCTTCATATTTGCCGAAAAGCTGAGACATTTTGAAGATAGCATCCTCGTCAGTTTCTCCTTTGGCTTCCTTAAATGGTTTGCTTTCATCCATCGTATCCCGATGATCTACACGAATAAATCGACTCATTGCACTGCGAAATGAAAGTCCGTATTCTGTCAGTCCATATTGCAGAGCCAGAAATTTATGGTAATTGTCAATTGTCATATCGCCATTCGGAAGTGGCTTATAGTCCTGATCGCATTGAGTTACAACTTTTTTATTATCCGTGGATCGCGTAAAATAATATGATTTTCCATCGAATTCCATTTTGAAATCAATGGAATGCTCACCGACATTATCCCGGACTGCTTTGCACTTTTTATAGTAATCGTCCCCGCCAAATACGAAATCAATTATGAGTAAAAACGTAGACTTTCCTGCAGAGTTAGTTCCTTCCTCAGTTCCTACGACGGTATTCAGCCCTTCGTGAAAAGTGATAGTCTGTATTCCTTGTCTGAATTTACTGCATCGTATTTCTTTCAACATAATGCAGCACCTCCTTCTTTTCATCGAGTTCGACACGGCCCAAGATATACAGACAATCCAGTACCTCAACAAAATCAGCAATCGGTATCTTCTTCTCGACCTTCTTATAAAGTTCTATCGGCGACATATCAATAACTCGCAATTCTTTCAGAACAGTCGGAAATTCTGCCAGTGTGCTCTTTTTATAGGGTGTAACCCTGCTTGGCATGCGCATACGTAATCCTATCCTTTCATGAAACAGCTTCGAAAATTGCACAGTTTTGAATAAAGAAAGCTACTACGATATGACTTGCAGTGCTGTACTCGTCCTCAAGGCCATTCTTGGAGAGCATCCATTCCGCAATTTTGTCACAGATCTCCTGCTGATTCATTCCCAGATCCTTGTACTTCAGATATATCGAATTAACTTCTGACCGGATCACGTCATATTTGGTATTTGAATTGGTCCCGTCGATTGAAAAATTCTGCTCAACATACGAATAATAGTGATTCACCCAATCCTCAACGGTTCCCTTCAGATTAAAGTTCTCTGGTGTGAATTTCTCATCCAATGTCAAAGCCTCTCGAATAGGTAGCAATTGCACAGAGGATTTCACTTGTGAAACCGCTTTGATGACATCTACAATCTCAGTCTCAATAGTTGACTCTGATGAAATTTCCTGTTCTTTCATCATTCTGGATAGGGATTCCTTTTTTCGAAACAGGTCCTTATAAGTATCCTCAGTCGGATCCAGTAGATAATTCTCTGCACAATCCGGGCATAACGCTATCTGGTTGTCAGCACTCATTGATTTCGCTGGTCTCGGCGCAATTGCATTGAAACTCGTCTCAAGATCTGCAGATAAATCATCCGGATATATTTTTACAACTCTATAACGATTCAGAATTTTACCGTGGACTTTCTTCCATAATTTTTTTCCACACTGAGGGCATGTTTGATGCACCTCATGTAAGAAATAGAAGTCATTGCTTTTCACGATATATTCAGGGAGCGTATTTCGTTTTCCCAGCGCATAAAGTATTGCATCCGTGAAGAACTGTTCAAAATCGCCTGCATCATGTTCCTTTTGCAGCCTATCAACCAAATCTCCAGGTACATTCTCGTCATTTTTCATTTGCTGAAAAATTGCGAATGATGCCTGCATCTGGTTCAACGGGCTCAAATGATGCTCCAGAATCTCCTTCACTCTTGTCTTCGCATACGCAATCACGTCCTTATTATTTATTGCCGCCTGGATCGCTTCATGAACCTCATTTCTCCTTTTCACAAGATTCGTCACCATCTTGTCATCCACATTTACATTTACCGAGTCGTGTTCCGCCACTGTATTGAGCAACATTTTCCCTGCTTCATTCTGCGATACACCCATGCAGAACTGCATTTCCTTAATTAAAAAAGAAATATTGTACTCGCTCATACCAGAGAACCACCTCCTCGGCAGAAAAATGATTGCAATTTGAGGGCAAAACGAGAGCAAAGACTTTCAGCATCTGCTCCATTAAACTTTTAAGTAAAGAAAGGGATCCCTTTCTTAAAAGTATAAGTCGAGTGTATCACTTATGAGTGCAATCGTCAATTTCATCTTTACGATTGCAAACATTTTGATCAAATTCAAAAATTGATCGTTTAGCTCACGCTTATCCTTTTTCAGTAAACACAGGTCACTACTGCAGAGTTTCCGGGACCTGTGTTGAACGCAACTAAATAAGAAAGCCCAGGCCACCGGAAGGACTGGGCTGCTATCGAAACGGAATCGTTTTTGACAGGCAGCCCATGTCCTTTTTTCTGTGCTTTGCTGCGCTTAGAAGCCTCCGTTTCGAACCACACGAAACGGAGGTTTCTTTATGCATATCAGTTACAAGTTTGCAGACGGCACTAAGAAGGATGCCGCAATGGAAGACGAGTACGGAACGTTCATCGTCGATTCCCGGAAGGAGGAGCATGCAGGCAACGAAAGAGAACGCTACCATGCAGCTTTCTCCATCGATGATCCGGACTCTTACGAGAGTCAGAAGTTCAGCGACAGCGGCAGCAACCCGGAAGATATCTATCTTCGCAAATGCGAGAGCGAGAGCCTGTCCCGCGGACTCATGACTCTGACAGAAACACAGCGCCGTCGCCTCTTAAAGCTGGCATCTGGCAAAACCATCGCAGCCATCGCCCGGGAAGAAGGCGCTGCCTACAACACGGTAAAGGAGTCAATCAATCAGGCTCGAAAGATCATGAAAAATTTTTGCTGATTTTTCTTACAGACCACCCTCAATATTCCCTGTCCTTTTCTGTTTAACAGTGAAAGGATAGGGATTCCTTTCAGAAAGGAGCTCAAAGATGAATCACAACGTATCTATTTACTATTCCAAGCACCCGAGAGATGGCGGAATCGTGAACGTCCGCAAGATCACGATCCGTGAGAGGCTGCTGCGCCTGCTTCTCGGACGTCGGCAGAAGCTCACGATCATCGTTCCTGGTGATTCGGTAGAGTCTGTTGACATCGAAGAAACGGAGGACTGCCTCGATGAAACTGTATGAGATCAACGCCGAGATCCTGCGGCTGACCAATGCGATCGAGTTTGATCCGGAGACCGGCGAGATCCTCGGAAGCGCGGATGACCTCTTCGAGGAGGTGGGCAAGCTCCAGATGCAGAAGAAATCCATCCTCGTCTGGCTGGCAAAGCTCGTCCTGAATCTCCGCTCCGAGGAGGCAGCCCTCAAGGCCGAGGAGGACAGGCTTAAGGCAAGACGTACACAGCTCTCCAAGAAGGAGGACAGGCTGATGAAGGTGCTGGACCGCGAATGCGCCGGAGAGAAGACAGACCTTGAAATTGCCACCTTCTCCTATCGAAAGACATCGCATCTCGATGTGGAGGATTCTGAGAAGGCTGTGCGCTGGCTCAAGCGTAACAAGTTCAAGGACTGCTTCCGCATTCCAGCACCAGAGGTTGCCAAGACCGAGGTCAAGAAACTGATTAGCTCCGGCATCAAGGTGCCGGGATGCAGTGTAGTCGAGGATTACAGCTGCTCACTCAAATAAGGAGGACATAGACGTGCTGAACATCACAAAGGGAAAAATTGACCGTGCCCAGAAAACGGTCATCTATGGTCCGGAAGGCATCGGTAAAACAACGATTGCTGCTCAGTTCCCGGATCCGATTGTCATCGATACCGAAGGCGGCACCGCCTTCATGGATGTCCGAAGAATCGAGAAACCTGGGTCATGGGATGAGCTGCTTTCCATCATTAAGGAAGTCGCTGCAACGCCTGGTATCTGCAAGACCCTCGTCATCGATACGGCGGACTGGGCGGAGCAGCTGATCGTGACCTACCTCTGCAATAAGTACAAACAGAACTCGATCGAGAGCTTCGGCTACGGCAAAGGTTACACATATCTGGCAGAAGAATTTGCACGGCTTCTCTCCGCCTGCGATCAGGTCATTGCCGCCGGAATCAATGTCACGATCACCGCCCATGCCAAGATGAGGAAATTCGAGCAGCCGGATGAGATGGGAGCCTACGACCGCTGGGAATTAAAGCTCAGTAAACAGGTAGCTCCGCTTCTTAAGGAATGGTGCGACCACCTGTTTTTCTGCAACTACCAGACGTTCGTTGTCACCTCTGAGAACGATACAAAGAAGCCGCAGGGTGGCAAGCGCGTGATCTACACGACGCATCATCCGGCATGGGATGCAAAGACAAGAGTCAGGATGCCAGAGATCGTGGATCTCGATTACAAGAGCATCGCCTTTATCTACGAGAAAAAGCAGCCCGCTGCCAAGAAGGAAGCCCCTGCTACTCCGGCAGATAACCCGCCTGCAGCATCTGAAGAGAAGCCGATCGACAAACTGAAAAAGCTCATGGCAGAGGCAAATGTTACAGAAGCAGATATTCAGAAGGTTGTTGCCGGAAAAGGTCACTACGACATCTCTGCTCCCATCGACACCTACGAAGATCGCTTTATTACCGGCTGGCTCATGAAGTACTGGCCGCAGATTGTAAAACTCATTCACCCGGATCAGAAGTCCGGCAGCTAATCACAGGAGGATAAACAAATGGCTGATTATCAGAACCCCAATATCAATGAAGGGCTGGATTGGAACGACTCTATCGAATCCGATGGAGAATTCGTCATCCTGCCTGAAGGTGACTACAACTTCACCGTCACCAATTTCGAACGTGGGCACTTCCCCGGAAGCACCAAGATGTCGCCCTGCAACAAGGCCACGCTGACCCTGCAGGTAAAGACCGACAACGGTACCGCCATCGTTCGTACCGACCTCATCTTAAACCGCGTCGTGGAATGGCGTCTCTCTTCGTTCTTCCGCTGCATCGGCCAGAAGAAGCATGGTGAGCGTCTCGTTATGGACTGGAACAAGGTCGTAGGTAGCCGCGGACGTGCTCATTTCAAACCGCGTAATTATACCGACCGCGACGGAAATGAACGTCAAGCAAATGATGTGGACCGCTTCTATGACTATGACCCGAAGAACTTCCCTGAGGAAGACGAGTGGATGAAGCTCGACGGAAATCAGGAATCACTTCCGTTCGATTAAGGGAGGTGCCTCATGTTTCAGCTCAGACCTTATCAGGCTGAAGCGAAACAGGCCATCCTGAATGAGTGGGATGAGGGGCATCGAAAGACGCTCCTCGTTCTTCCTACAGGATGCGGCAAGACTGTCGTATTCGCTTCGGTCACAGAAAATCAGGTACAGAAAGGACATCGTGTCCTTATCATGGCACATCGCGGAGAGCTCCTGGAGCAGGCCGCGGATAAGTTAAAGGAAGCCGCAGGCATTGACTCCTGTCTTGAAAAAGCAGACTCCACGAGTCTTGGGAGCTTTCTTCCGGTGACGGTCGGCTCTGTGCAATCACTTGCACAGGAAAAGAGACTGTCCAAATTTCCAGATAACTACTTTCAGGACATAGTTGTTGACGAGGCACATCATTGCACTTCCGATTCCTATCTTCGTGTCCTCAATCATTTCCCGGAAGCCAGTATCCTCGGCGTCACCGCTACTCCGGATCGAGGGGATATGAAAAACCTCGGAGATTTCTTTGATTCCAAAGCATACGAGTATTCCATGACGGATGCGATCCGGGAAGGATATCTCTGCCCGATCAAGGCACAGCTTATTCCTTTAAATCTCGATATCACGAAGGTCGGAATTTCAAGCGGCGACTTTGCTGCCGGTGAAGTCGGATCTGCATTGGAACCATATCTCGAACAGATCGCCAAGGAAATGAAAAACTACTGCAAAGACAGAAAGACGGTCGTCTTCCTGCCGCTTATCGCAACGAGCCAGAAATTCTGCCGGATGCTAAACGATGTGGGCCTTAAAGCTGCAGAAGTAAACGGCAATTCCGATGACCGCGCCGAGGTCTTGAAAGACTTTGAAGACGGTAAATATGACGTTCTCTGCAACTCGATGCTTCTTACCGAGGGCTGGGACTGCCCGTCTGTGGACTGTATTGTGATCCTTCGTCCGACGAAAGTCCGTGCTCTCTACCAGCAGATGGTTGGACGCGGTATGCGGTTATTCCCCGGAAAAGAAAGCCTGCTGCTTCTTGACTTTCTCTGGATGACCCAGCGACACGACCTCTGCAAGCCTTCGTCCCTGATCAGTAAGGATGACGTGATTGCAAAGAAAATCGACCGGCAGATGCAGGAAAACACTGACGGTATTGATCTTATCGATTCCGAGGAACAGGCCGAGCGTGATGTTCTGGCAGAGCGTGAAGAATCACTCGCGAGGCAGCTTGCGGAGATGCGCGGCAGGAAACGGAAGCTCGTGGATCCGATCCAGTATGCCTTATCTATCGCAGCCGAGGATCTGGCCAATTATGAGCCGACCTTTGCTTGGGAGATGGCACCGCCCTCACAGAAACAGATTGAATTCTTGGAGCGCCGCGGAATCTTCCCGGAGGCTGTCACCAATGCCGGTATGGCATCAATGCTGATCGACAAGCTGAAGCGCCGTCAGGAAGCCGGGCTTGCTACTCCAAAACAGATCCGCTGCCTTGAGAGATTCGGCTTCCGTCAGGTAGGCACATGGCAGTTTTCTGCTGCAAACAGCATGATCTCGGAACTTGCCAACAATCACTGGCGCGTGCCTTACGGAATGACGCCTGCTCTCTACAGGCCATAAGGAGACTTTGGATATGGAAAATAATACGAATTTACTTTCGGCTCTGAAATCCATCGATGTCGCCTCCCTTTCCCGTGCCGACTGGATTGCGGTCGGCATGGCCTTAAAGGAGGAGGGACTTCCCTGCTCCATCTGGGACGACTGGAGTAGGAACGACTCCCGCTACAAACCGGGAGAGTGCGAACAGAAATGGGCCGGATTTCATGGAACCGACAAACCGGTCAAGGGCGGCACGATCGTTCAGATGGCAAAGGATCGCGGCTGGAAACCATTCGTCGGTGAGGATGGCGTGATGAGCTGGGATGACACGATCGAGTACGACGGCGTTGAAGGATTCACCGGTTTTACCGCTCCGGATGCATGGTCGCCCACCAAAGACCTCATTACTTACCTTGCGCTTTTATTCAAGCCGGACGAACGGGTCGGCTATGTGACGAACGATGTCTGGCAGGACAAGGACGGCAGGTGGCTCCCCAGTAAAGGCGTCTATGACCGCACGGCAGGCGAGCTGATCGAGTCCTTAAAAAAGCATCCGGATGACCTCGGCGCGACCGTCGGCGACTGGAAGGAAGATGCCGGTGCATGGATCCGCTTTAATCCCGTGGATGGAGAAGGCGTAAAAAACGAGAATGTCACCCGGTTCACCTATGCGCTGGTGGAATCAGATACCCTGCCCATTGCAGAACAGGACATTCTCTATCGGAAGCTCGAACTTCCGATTGCTGCCCTTGTTCACTCCGGCGGCAAGAGCCTGCATGCTATCGTGCATGTCGATGCAGAAAACTACGAGGAGTATCGAAAGCGTGTCGAGTTTCTTTACGACTTCCTTGAGAAAAACGGCGTCTCAATCGACAAACAGAACCGCAACCCCTCAAGGCTCTCCCGGATGCCCGGGGTCACGAGAAATGGCAACCGGCAGTATCTTGCCGCGACGAACATCGGCAGGAAGTCTTGGACGGACTGGATGGACTATGTCGAGGGCGTGACAGATGAGCTTCCCGGCATGGTCTCCCTTTCCGAGTACAAGGATAATCCGCCGCAGCTTCCGGAGGAGCTGATCAAAGGGATCTTAAGGCGCGGGCACAAGATGCTGGTCTCCGGTTCTTCGAAGGCAGGGAAGTCCTTCCTTCTCATGGAGCTTTGCATTGCCATTGCAGAAGGCAGAAAATGGCTCGGATTCGAGTGTAAAAAAGGCCGGGTGCTCTACGTCAATCTGGAAATCGACCCGGCGTCCGCGATCGTGCGATTCCTCAAGATCTACGACGCGCTGGGTCTTCCAAAGAATCATACAGAGGACATCGTGGTCTGGAACCTTCGTGGTCATGCCGTACCTCTCGATCAGCTGGTACCGAAACTGATCCGGCGTGTCAAGGACCAACACTTCGATGCGATCATTATAGACCCGATTTACAAGGTCATCACCGGCGACGAAAACAACGCTTCAGAGATGGGTGCCTTCTGTAACCAGTTCGACAAGATCTGCACGGAGACCGGCTGCTCGACGATCTACTGTCACCATCACAGCAAGGGTGCTCAGGGCATGAAGAAGGCGATGGACAGAGCCAGCGGTTCCGGTGTATTTGCCAGAGACCCCGACGCGCAGCTCGACATGATCCAGCTGGAGCTCTCCGATGAGCTGAAAAATAACGTCGCAGATACCGGCGCTACCGCTTGGCGGATGGAGTCCAGTCTTAGGGAGTTTGCCAATATCGCACCTGTCAATTTTTGGTTTGAATACCCGATCCACAGACTTGATACGACAGGTGAACTTGCACGGCTCGGTGCCGAAGGAAGTCCGATTGCTAATCTCACGAAGTCCGGGAACTACTCCACTCCGGAGAGTCGCCGCACAGCGATCGACAATGCCTATGATGCACTCTCCATCGATGAGAACGTCCAGATCACGATAAACGACATCGCCGAGTATCTCGATATCTCCGCCCGTACCGTAAAGAGGCACCTCGCCGAGCTCAAGGACTCCTATAACTGCACGAACGGCGTCGTCAAACGCCTCAAGAACTCAGATGGACAATCGAAGTAAATCCCGGTTGTCCGGATATGGACGGCAACCGACTTTTTCTCGGCTGTCGGTCAGTAGTCAACCGCCTATATATATAGATATATTGTCAGTCCGTGGACGTTCCGTGTGTGGGAAGGACGTAAACGTCCGTCCTTCCACACAGCGAAACGGAACCCTACGGCTGACAATCTAAGAGATGAAAAATGTCCGGAAAGGTACAGTCTATGAATTTTTTTATTGAAATGAATCCCCCTACCGCAACTGCACAGGAAAAGCAGGTGCGTATCATCCACGGAAAACCGATTTTTTATGAGCCTGCCAAGTTAAAGCAGGCAAAGCACATCCTGACAGAGAAGCTCATGCCGCATAGTCCGAAGGAACCGCTCACCGGTCCGCTTGCCCTGCATGTCGTGTGGTTATTTCCGAAAGGGAAATCACACAGACATGGTGAATGGCGTATCACCCGTCCAGATACCGACAACCTCGAAAAGATGCTGAAGGACTGTATGACCCGCTGCGGCTACTGGAACGATGACGCGCAAGTCGTAAAAGAGACCGCCGAGAAGCGCTGGTCCGATGAACCGACCGGCATTGAGATCGAGATCACAGAAGCGGAGGTGCAAGTATGAGCTCTGTATATCGTAACAACGAAGGATATGTAGACACCACGGCAGGCATGGCGATTGCTCATGCCGCTGTCGCAGAAAAAAAGAAGAAGTACCGTCCCATCGTTTACATCTGCTCCAAGTACAGAGGCGATACCGAGAAGAATGCTGCAGATGCCCTGAAGTACTGCCGCTTTGCCGTACGAAGAGGCTGCATCCCGATCGCACCGCATATCTTTTTCGCTCATTCCGGCATCCTTAATGATGCTGACCCGGAAGAACGGAAGCTCGGCATGTTTATCGGGATCATCCTGCTCGACCGCTGTGAAGAGGTCTGGATCTTTGGAAACGAGCTCTCCGACGGCATGAAGCGCGAGTATGACCGCGCTGTCAGAAGAAATATCAAAATCCGCACCTTTACCGACAGCTGTGTGGAGATCGGAGGATGAAATGGATCCATATGAAAAGCTGGCAAACGCCATCATCCTTCAGGCCGTAAAAGACTGGCGGCACGGAGCAAAACTTCTGAAACGTCACCCAAACAGCACAGAAGGAAGACGCATCAAATATGACACCGAGAAATTTTTCAAGTCGAAGTGGTTCTCCAGTCTTACAAATATTGACGGAAAAATGCTGCTTCGGAAACTGCAAGAGGAGGTAAATGAGTCATGATGACTGTAAAGGAATACCTTCGTCAGGCTTACCGGCTTGACCAGAGAATCAACAGTGATATCGAGGAAGTCGGACGGCTTCGGAGCATGGCATCTTCTGTTTCTTCTCCCTCTCTTGGAGAGCGGGTGCAGACCAGTCATAACGGCGATGCTCCATTCGTTCGCTCCATCGAGAAGATTATTGAACTGGAACACAAGATTGATCAGGAGATCGATCTCTACGTGAATCTGAAAGATCAGATCCGGACCGTCATCGCAAAGGTCGATGATCCGAATGAACAGCTCGTCCTCCGCTACCGGTACGTGCATAACTATACCTGGGAACAGATCGGCGATCGTCTCTACGCGGATCGCACGACGGTATACCGCTGGCACAGCAATGCGCTTAGGCATGTCACGCTCCCGGACGACCCGATCATCATCTGAAACCGGAACTCACCGCAGGTTGCAACACTTTGCAACAAAATGAGACTCTCGCATATGTGATAGTATAGAATCAGCGAAAGCGAGCAAGATGAAACACAGCAAGCCCTGAAGGAGACCGATCCTCCGGGGCTTTTGTTATGCAGCAAAGGAGGCGGCGTGCATGCCAAGGAAACCAAAGCGCCCCTGCAGATACCAAGGCTGCAAGGAATTCGCTGAGGACGGCGAACAGTACTGCCCGAAGCACAAGAAACTGATGGAAGAACACTACGACAACTTCACCCGCGGATACAACGGGCATAAACGTTACGGCAGTCAGTGGAGAAAGATCCGGACGCGCTACGTCAAGAAGCACCCGCTCTGTGAGGAGTGCTTAAAGCATGGGCGATTCGTTCCGGTCGAGGAAGTCCACCACATCGTTCCGATCTCCGAGGGAGGAACCAACGACGAGAGCAATCTCATGAGTCTTTGCCGGAGCTGTCACGAAAAAATCCACGAGAAACGTGGTGACAGGAAACCGGGAGGGGCGGTCTGAATCTCTAAAACCAAAAGGACAGAAGACCGCCGCCCCCTCTCGCGTGCGTTTTTTCCGGTTCAAACAGGGGATTAACCCCGCCGCCTGCACAGAAAGGAAGTGTAAACCGTGGCAAAAGACGGAACGTACCGCGGCGGCAGGCGAATTAAAGCCGGTGGCAAGCCCACCCCTGCTGCGGAAAAAATAGCAAATGGGAAACCGGTGCAGGTCATGAGAAATGACATTCCTGACCTGGAACCGGATGAACTTGAGGCAGTGGATCTTCCGGAGGGCGCTGTACTCGAAGGCGCGGATATGCCAAAGCCGGACGAATACCTCTCCGCCAAACAGAAGAACGGCAAGCCGCTCGGAGCTGACGTGATTTACAAAGAGACCTGGCTCTGGCTCAAACGCCGCCACTGCGAAAATCTTGTAAATAAGCGGCTCATTGAATCCTACGCGCAGAACTTTGCCCGTTACATTCAATGCGAGGATGCGATTAGTACCTACGGACTTCTCGGGAAGCATCCGACGACAGGCGGGGTCGTGAGCTCTCCCTTCGTCCAGATGGCATCGCAGTTTCAGAAAGCCGCGAACCTCATCTGGATGGAAATCTATGACATTGTGAAACAGAACTGTACCGAGGAGTTTGAGGACGGGAATCCGAATGACACGATGGAGCAGCTTCTTCGTTCAAGGAAAGGACGATAAATGGATACAAATAAACTTGAACAGGTACCGATTGACAAGCTGGTGCCTTATGCCCGGAATGCACGGACACACAGTAAAGAACAGATCGCGCAGCTTCGCGCTTCACTCCGGGAGTTTGGTTTCGTCTCCCCTGCCGTGATCGACAGCAAATACAACATCCTCGTCGGCCACGGACGTGTGCAGGCGGCACGGGAGGAAGGTTACAAGACCGTCCCCTGCGTCTTTGCCGAGAACCTGAACGATGCGCAGAAGCGTGCCTATATCCTTGCCGACAATCAGCTGGCATTAAATGCCGGATGGGATGAAGAGATGCTCTCCGTGGAACTGTCTGATCTGCAGGCGGACGATTTTGATCTGTCTCTCCTCGGATTTGACGATAAGGACCTCGAAAAGCTGATGGCAGGCCCGGACGACAGCGGCGCGGAAGATGATGATTTCGATCTCTCCGCTGCCCTTGAGAAGGCATCCTTCGTCGAAAAAGGTGATCTCTGGACGGTCGGAAAGCACCGACTGCTCTGCGGCGATGCTACTTCTCCTGAAGACGTCGAGCATCTGATGGGAGGCAAGACCGCAAATCTGATCCTGACGGATCCGCCTTACGGAGTTTCCTTCAAAGCATCCGACGGGCTCACAATTGAAAACGACAGCCTGAAGGGCGATGAATTCTATAAGTTCCTGCTTTCTGCATTTACCAACATGGCCGCTCACCTTGAGAAAGGTGGTGCGGCTTATGTTTTCCATGCAGATACCGAGGGGCTTAACTTCCGAAAAGCCTTCATTGATGCCGGCTTCCATCTGGCAGGAGTGTGTATCTGGGTAAAAAACTCTCTGGTTCTCGGTCGTTCCGATTACCAGTGGCAGCATGAACCGATCCTCTACGGCTTCCTTCAGAATGGAAAGCATCCATGGTATTCCGACCGAAAGCAAACGACCATCTGGAACTTCAATAAGCCGAAGCGTAACAAGGATCACCCGACCAGCAAGCCACTCGATCTTCTCTCCTACCCGATCAAGAATTCCAGTCAGGAGAACGCCATCGTGCTCGATACCTTCGGCGGCTCCGGTTCCACGATGATGGCCTGTGAACAGATGAATCGTATCTGCTACATGTCTGAGCTTGATCCGAAATATGCCTCTGTGATACTCCGCCGCTATGTCGAGGATACCGGTGATGCGGATGGTGTGTATGTAGAACGTGGCGGCAAGAAGCTCCCCTATTCCGACCTCGTAAAGGAAGTCGAAACCACATAAACTGCTGCGTTTCTTCGGCTTCTCTTTGGTAGTTATTTCATTTAGATTCTCTTGCTATATTCCGGGCACAGAGTGATGTATGTACTACAAAACAAAGGAGGTACATACCATGAAACTTGCATTTAACGTTACCAAGGAAAACAAGAAGGCTTTCGCAAAGGCCATCGGAGAGATCACCGGAGAAAAAGCAGTCTACCAGTTCACCCCGACCTACGCCTTCCAGATCGGCGACCTGACCGTAAACCGGGATGCAACCCTGACGGCTCCGGACGGAAAGGACCTCGGGAGCCTGCTCGAAGCCCTAAAAGCTCAGGGGTATGAATTGCTTGAAGCCAAGGGCGCCCCGGAAGCCGAGCCACAGGAAGAAACACCTGCCGCAGACGAGAAGACGGAAGCAGATGAGAAAGCGCCGGAGCTTACGGTGAGCCTCCCGCTCACAGCCGCAAACGTCGGAACCCTGACGAACATCCTCTCCTCCAAGGGAGACCTGATCCGGCACGCCCTCGGGGTCACGGACCTTCGAATCAACGTCACCGAGGACAAGATTGAATTCCCATGGTTTACCCGGGAACTTACCGCCGAGGAAGCAAAAGCTTACACCACTTTCCTTTCCCTGCTCTGCAAGTTCTCAAAAGAGCTGAAACACGCCAGCAGCAGGCCGGTAGAAACGGACAATGAGAAATACGCCTTCCGCTGCTTCCTTCTCCGCCTCGGCTTTATCGGACCGGAGTACAAGAAAGCAAGAAAGATCCTGCTTCAGAACCTGACCGGAAGCGCAGCCTTCCGAAACGGAGCTCCGGCAAAGGAGGCAAAGGCATGAGAATGATAAGCGAGACAGCACTCAAGGCTCTGCGGGAGAATTACCCGCAGGGCACACGAATCGAACTGGTGCAGATGGATGATATTCAGGCGCCGCCTGCAGGAACCCTCGGAACCGTCATCGGAGTCGATGATACGGGGAGCCTTCTGGTGAACTGGGACAACGGCTCCGGCCTCAACGTGATCTACGGCGAAGATGTCGTAAGAAAGGTGGCAAGATGATGGATCCGAAAGTAAAGGAACAGATCCTTTCGATCCGCGATACGGGACTTACGAACATGTTCGATCTTCCGATGGTTCAGCGCCTTGCCTACGAGAGAGGCTACTTCGAGCTGGTCCTCTACCTCGAGGATCACCGCGATGAATATGCCCATCTCATCCTGCACGGCGAGGCATAAATTACACAGCTTTTGCCCTCAAATCTTGTGCAAATTATGATCTACATTTCCTTGCTATATCTTCCCGGTAGAGTGATTAATACACATGCCAAAGGAAAACAAGCACAAAGCAAGGAGGACAAAGCAATGACGAACATTTTCGAAGAAACCTACAACACCATCGCAGAAGCAAAGAAAGCCTACAAGGAAGCCACCACCGCAGAGGAGCGGGACGCCGCAAGAGAAGCCGGGAAGGAAGCCGAGGACAGGATCGA